ATACAAATAACGACTATCCCCGTTATGATCGTCCCCATGTAATCGTCCTGCGGGGGAACCTGAAACTTTACGCCATCGGGGGAAACCTCGATGCTGGTTTTCTGTTCCGGGTGCATTACTGCGCCTTAAATACCCAGGATCTTTTCTTTGTGTATTTGGTTGAATTGGTGAGAGGGGTTGCGAATGTTATTGTATCGCTGGCAATCGCTGAAATGGTCGCCGTCTCTCTCTTGCCATCGTCATAATCAACGATAGTAACGAGATCATCTACCTCGAACGCTCCTGGCTTTTTTACATCAACATCTGCCGAATTTGAAGCGGTGCTTTCACTTTTAAGCCGTGAAAATTTAGCCGCCTCAGCGTCAGAATGAAACTGAGTTCTAATAGAATCTCTGCTGTCATCAAAGTCCTGCATATCATCCTTTTCAGCATCCGTAACGGCAGGGCCTGAGTTTATAAGATTAAGAACATGTTTCACCGCGAGAGAATGCGGTCTATTTTCTCCGAGAGCTGAGATATCTTTCGTAGCTTTTATATCGAGGGCTGATTTTTTATCTTCCATCCATTCAATAGAAGCCTTTATTTCAGTATCCGTCTTCGCAGTTATTGTCGAGCTGACCCATTTATATTTGTATCCCCAGGCGGCGTCCACAATTTTTCTTAGAACGTAATTGTTCGCTTCGTCTCGACCAACGCCAGAAGTTAAAAGCTGGTTTGACCCCGCAGCTCCAAAATCAGGAGCTACGTAAAACTTGGTTATGTTATTATTTGAATCAACTACGCCATATAGATCTGCCATGACTCCCCCTATAAACTCGCGTCAGCGGTATAATGATAAAACCTTCCAGCTCCGCTCGCTCCCGCAAGTCCGAACGCGCTTACGAATCCAGAATCTCCAGGATTAACAAACACATCCCCTGAATTGATATTCCGTTCGTTTGCCGGACTAGTGCCTAAGAAATCCGATACCCGATCCTCGGTTCCGGCAAGTCCAAAAACTCTATAATTAGGACTCGCTCTCATTCGCTCAAATTGAACGAAAAAAGTCACAGGTCCGTTATTTGTAAAATCATCCGTAGCAATAGAGATGGCCTGATCTGCTGACGCTGAACCTTCAGCGTCCTGCTCTCGATAAGATTTCCTATACCAGTTCTTCGCTGAGAAATATTCAATCGCCTTGCCTTTCTTACCAAACGCTAGAACCTTAGACCCGAAGTTCATCTGGCATTCTTTGATCGATAAAACAACGTCATTGACCTGATCGGGAACCCATATAAATAGAGCGAGGTTCTTCATGTTGGCCTGATCGATGGAAATATCTTCTATCGTTACTTTGGTGAATCCAGTAGTTACCGCTTTATTTACGGCGGTATTCTCAAAAAACCAGTTTGTAGCGAGAGTAGGGGTTGCTGCCCAGACATCAACTACGTCTGATGTTATTGCGTCAGCCGTAGAATCCCACGCTATGACCGCTGCCCGTATGTTTGAAATATTGGCGTTGTTCGCCTTCACAAGAAAAGATATCGATGCTTTGCCCCCGAAATACTGGACTGATAATTCACTTTCGAGCGGCTGAACTATTCCAAATCGTGAAGTAAGAACCGCATCAACAATTGATATCTGAATAGCATCGTCTGAGGTTGAATAGTTCATGGTCGCATTCGTAAGAGATGCGTTTTCTTTAACCAGATTCCAGAAATCGTTGTAATAAACATCATCTACGAAATCCGCTCGTAGCCGCTGATTGATAAGACCATTGGAATTAGATATCGACTGTCTGAGCAGATCCCTATTCGTCAATATGGAAATATTTCGAATATCAGTTCGCTTGTATTTACTCGCGCCGGTATCAAAGAGAATAATATCAAAATCAGTAGGAGTTCCCGTGTTGTCGTAACCCGGAAGAGATCGGTCATTAAGATCGTTATCATTCGCGTATTGTCTTAGGACTTCATTATTTATCAGAACTCCATCATTCGGAGTATTTCGATCCCAAACTAAAGTAGGTGTGCCGTTAAATGCCATTTAGAACGTCTCCTTGATTGAGAACGTAAAAACCTGAGAACTATTCTTCACTTTGGTAGGGAATGTTATACGTCCAATCATATTTCCGTTTTGGCTAAAAGCTGCCAATTCATTTATATCAAGTCCGTTATGCTCTGACAAGATAAGAGTCATGGTAAATTCAAGCTGATTCTGCGTTCTGGCCACAAATACCGCTGTTTTACGCAGCGTTTCGTTGACTAGAGCCGTATCTGCCGCCGTAGCTGCAACCGGGTTCCCTTCTGAATCCGTTCCCCCGTCACCTATAGCGATGTCCACGGTTTCAACTGTCGAGATCGCTATCTCATCATTGACTAATTTCGCAAGATCCTCAGACCTGAGATCCGTTCTTACCAGGTTTCCGGTTTCTATAATAGCCATTTATACAACGTCCAGAGTAAAAGGATATGTCGGCCCGCCGTTCGTGTTTCCGACCATTTTAGCGTTTACAGAATTAGAGACGCCCGCAGCAGAGAACTCTTCCACAAATTCAGTAAACCCGTCGAAAAGAGCGATCTCTTCTACCGGCCCATCGAATACGATTTCAATATGAGCCGGATCTATAAACCGTCCAGGGAAAAGGAACCCCGCAGCGTCAAAAAACCCGAGCGCGTCCAGAACCAGTATCTGATGTTCTGGATCTAAAAACCCGAGCGCGTCAAAAAACCCTAGTCCGTCTAAAGTCTTTGTTGCTGTATTTCTAAGAAGCCAACCCGGATCTATCCGAACGAAGGAATTAGGGAAGAGAAGAATAAATATTTCGTTCATCCCGAATATAGTTGGAGCCTTAAATCTTTTCGCGCCGTCCCCTTTTATAAACAGCCTCATCAGAGAATCAATCCGCCCGAGTCTTCGAGTTCTAGTTATGTCTCCGGTCAGATCGAGAATGAATCCGCTTTCCTGATCTACGTCCCTCAGAGTTAAAAACCGCTCGATCGTGGTTTTCAGATCGTCCAGCTTCTCAGTTCCAAGCAGTATAAGTTTCCCTATTCTAGAATTCGTATCCCTGCTGAATATAGAATCCGGCATCTCAGTAAATAGTCTGTCAAAAAACGTCATACGAAGTTAACCACTATATTTGCGTTTAGAGTATCCGCGCTCTCTCTTAGATCAATAGGAAGATTAACGGAAGCAGTAGGGAGCGCACTAAATCCGAAAAGTATACTGGTAACGTCATCTATGTTTGGAATGTCATCAATCGCGCCCTTGAGTCTGAACTCTTTTACGTCCTCGCCCGGATCTAAACCAGGGAAGATAGTCGTAATCCCTTCTTTAGTATCACTCCCTCCAACGTGAGAGATTAAAGCAGTTTCAATATCCAGAACCTGCGCGTCTTTGAAGTTCGTTCCTTTGACCATATTAACCGTTATAAATACTAATTTTTCTGTCGGACGAGTAAATGAGACAGGAAACTGATTTTCGTTTTGATCCTGAACTATTACCAGAGTATTTCCGAAGGGTTCTATACCCGCTGCTATTCCCGCAGACTTTATAAGTCCGAAGTATGCTTCCGCTACTTCTGAATCAAGTCCGCCCTGAACAACTAATTCGACTGCCTTCGGTGGAATATTATCTGAGTCAGTAACCAGAGTAAAATTAACAACTGCGACCGCGTTCGTTACGCCTTCGACATCTTCTACGATCAGAGTTTCAATACCTGGTTTAGAACTTCCACCGCCCGAGGCTCCGGCGAAAAACCTTGATCTAAGATCGATGTCAGTTTCAATATCAGATCCCGCAGAGAAAGGAACTGCTGCATTCGTAACCGTATCTATTCCAGTTAAAGGATTTACTATCTCAGTGACCGAAGCTATGGCAACGTTCCCTGCAATTCCCGCAACAACTGCACGAGCGTTAAAGGTAGCGACCCCACTTGCTACAACCGCAGTTTGTATGGCTCTGAATTGAATACCTTGAGCGGTCTGGAATAAATCTCCAGTGTCGTCATCTCCCGTGACTACGCTGTCATTCGTCCCGGTTACGGTAAGAGCAATAAGAGAACGGGCAGCGGCTTTCTTTTTAACTCCCCCGAGTCCGACTACCCTTTCGAGATTAATTCCGTTTGCAGAGCTCGGGAAGAGAGCGAAGAAAACGCCCTCAATGATTTTCCATACAGCCGCAAGCCCGAACGCATAAAGACGAATCCAGAAACCTTCGAACGTCCTTCCCAAATTAATGTCATCGTCGAATAATTGACGCGCACGATCCTCAAGCTCAGTTACTAACTGAGTGAAATCTTTCCGTTTGAAACCTGTATTTGTAATTCCAAAATCTGCCATCTAACCTATTTTCAACTCCGGTTTAATCTGTAAACTCTCGTCAAGAATTATACTTGAATCCATTTCTATTTTGAAGGAAATATCAGCGGCCCGAGTCTGATTATCTACATTATCCACCGCAATTCTAATGATGCGAGTGATCCGGTTATCATTATTAAATGCTTTTATGAATTCGGTCCGGGTAAGAAGCCGAACGTCTGTTTTACTTTCAAGAATCCTGAATGTATCAACGCCTTCAAGAGGCTCTATAAAGAATTCGCCTAGCGTGAACTTTAGAAGATTACCCACGTATTGAAGCGCCTCTTCGTTCCCTGTAAGAAATTCAGACGTAAAATCTGACAACTCCACCAGATCGCCGTCTACTATTTTAGCTGCTCTCATTCTCCGAATACCTTTGTAGATTTGAAATTAGGAACGGATGGAAATATCGGCAATGGCGGTGCGGTAGGAACTCCGGGAGCCGCACTAAGATGAGTATGAGCATTGTATAAACTCACCACCGAATTAAGAAAACCCTCTAAAATCAGACTGAGAATGAACGGCTGAGAAGCGGTCGCACTCCCTAACTTGATCTGATTCGCAAAGAACTGAGCGTATGCCCCCGCGCTTCCGATTAGAATCCCATTATTAGAAAAATGAGTCGGCGGGGTTTTGCCTGTTTTCAATACCGCTCCAATCACGCACGCATTTTCAGCGGAAAATAAAGTCGCTGACTCCTCGTTGTCCTCTCCACGTAACGGCCCTTTAATATCTCGATTCGCCCAAGTTACATAAACCATGTCCCCGCGTGAATATTCAGAACGGATAGCCTCGCCTGACTCAGTGAACTCAAACTGAACAGGGACATTCGCAACGATGGACCACGGCTGGACACTATCCCCGACACGCCTTTGCCCTAACGGCTTCACGTTCGCTCTCATCTTCTGCCGATCAAAGGTTTCTATGGTGCATATCTTGCCCCCGATCTGAAGCGAGGCACATGACTCCTCAAATTCTAGTAGAAGATCTGCAAATCCGCCCATTATGCTACTTCCAACTCTGAAAAAGCGTCTTTATCCTGAAACTTATGAATGCCGTTATGTATTTTGACTGTTTGATCCAACTCTCTAAACTTTAACTGAATAATGTCCCCACCTCTAAATCGATAATTAAATAATGATTTAATCTTAAGACCTTCCAGAGCCGTAATACCTTGTGACGTTTTTATCTGAACTGTTGCTTTTTCAGGACGTTCTATAAGTCCGGTTTCGGGGCTTAAAACAAATACGATTTTATTTCCTTTTGTCGCTCTCGGTTGAAATATCATTCTCGCATCGCTCATAAAGAAATCCGATAGTGTTTCTTTTGCCATGTCATTTAAGAATCGCCTTAATGTAGAATTGATACTCTTGTCCTCGAAGCTCTTATCGACTCCTAAATTTATAGTTCCCGGTATTCCGAAATCAGCTAGAACGCTGTCTATGATCGAGCTGGCCGAATGAACGCCTGAAAATGTCTTCGTTACCATTGTGTTTTGCCATAGAGCATTCCGATCATGGACTATCGCTGTAAGAATGCGGTCGTTGCCTACAGTGTCCGTAGTAAAATCGATAACTTCCCCCTGAGTCATCAGCCCAGAGTCAGCTTCGTATCCTGCTTCGATAATTAAGAAGGTCTTTCTATTAGGTTTATTACGAAATGAATCTATGGTATCTGGAGATGGATTAAATATTTTTGCTCTTGTCTCATCAGGCAATCCGTCTAAATCAAATTTCTTTTCAAACTCAAGCGTGAAATTAGGGTAAGTCAGGATTCTAGCCTGAGCAAGATCACTTTTATTTCCGGCCGTATCTACAGTGAGTATTTTATACGTAGCAACTCGCTTGAAGTTAGGCCTCATGTGTTGAAATCCACGAGTTCGATTCCTACGCCGAAATTAGCGGTATTCAAAACAGGATTCAAGCGGGGTTCCCCGTCACGAACCCTGATAAAGTCTTCAAGGCTGGACATGGCAAGATTATTAAGTTGTTCGTCCTCGACCGTAGTTTCAAGAATGGAAAAATCAGGATTGAGTTTTGATATCCCTATCGTTACGTCATCCTTCAGAACTTCAACTACGAAAAAATTAGGCACGAATTCATCATTCTCAGAAAATATGAGCGTAAAATCCTCATTCTGAATATTGACATCTATCTCGAAGGGAATAGATGCTGAATCGAGGGGAATAGTTTGAATCTCTGCCATTATCTAAACGCCGCAAATAATTTATCTGTCCAATCTGATTTTGTTTCTTCACTTTCAGCCTCTGTTTCTGCTGATACCACCTTTGCTTTAGGATCTTGTTTTCCCTTTTTTTCAATTTTGCGTATAGGCTTTGGGACTCTTAATTGAGCCGTTGCGGCCTCTGCAATTCTTATTTTAAGAAGACTGAGTTTAATAACAAGCGCTTCGCCACTCGCGGTCGCAAAAGTATCTCCTAGATTAATAATCAAAACATCGTCATCTATTCGATTATGACCATCATAACGAAGCAGCGTTCCATCTTTTTGCCAACGTTCCATAACCTCCATTTTTGCGCTTACCGTATCCGGGATCTCGTCTTCATTCTGAAAGTTCTCTACTGCCGGATCGTCAAAGTTGGAAAGCATAATATCCAAATCGATCTGATTAGGATTTACGGATATATGATCAGTGATTGAGCTTTTTGCCGCATTGTTTCTTTCAACAGGATGATTAGTTGCGTTTGATGTTCGTGAAACACCCTGAGAAGGGGTCGCGTTAAAATCTACGATTAATTCAAATTCGCTTATGTTTCCTTCGGCATCTGTTGTTTCTACAACCTCTGTTAATGTTGCGAGTCCCATTAACTCAAACCTAACTGAGCACGAAGAGGCCCGCGAGAAAGTTCATCGATAGCTTCTTGAACCTGTCTTACGATAATGTCTTTGGTTCCGAATCGTCCTTCAGGAGCGGTAATATTGAAAACGAATTCGACCCTTCCGATACTGACTCCACTTACCCCGCCGCCGCCGCCGTCGTCGCCTGTCACCTCGGCCCCTATATCTAAATCAGGAGCTTGATTGATTCCGCTTTGAACGAGATCGATAATACCCTCACCCGCATCATTTAGAACCGTGAGCGGCCCGCGTTTAACAGGAGATCCCGGAAAGAAATCCTTGATAAATCCTAAACCCACCTCGAATACTGGCCCAAGCAGAGACAGTGCATCTATAATCGGCGCAAATAGTATTTTTGCAACTGTGCCTATAAAATCCACTAGAAAATTAAACTGAAAAACTACTATATCCACAAAACCGCCGAAAAATTCACCAAGCGCATTAAGCTCCGGTTCAAACAAATCTATTACCTCGGAAAACTTATCAAACAGAAACGAGAATACGCTTATGAGCAACCCTATATTAAAAATAATAAACTGAATCGGAAGAGAAAGAAGCGGAAACTGATCAATAAAATCACCGATCACAGACTGGCCACCCTGAAAAAACGAAATAAGATCATCAACAATAAAAACTAAAACTGCTATAGCCGCCGCAACTGCCAAAAATGGGGCTGCTGCTACCAGAAATGGGGTTATAAATGCAATCGCCCCCGGGATCGCTGCTATCATTGTTGTTATAAATGCAACCATTGGAGGTATTGCTGCTATAAATGCTCCTGCTAAAACAACTCCAACCGCAACCGCCACCACTCCAACCGCTATCTGGAAAGCAAGTAACGCCGTTTCATTCTCCTGTAAGAATAAAATAAAATCAGAAAATACCCCTAAAACAACGTTCATGATGGGAATAAATATATCGCCTATTATTTCCATCAGGTTTCCCATTTGAGTTTCGAATATCTGAAGCTGGGCCGCACCCGTTTCAAGAAAATCATTAAACGATCCTGCGGTTTTGTTCGCTTTATCTTGAACGGCTGCCAAAATAACAGTCTCCCTTTGCATTTTAGTAAGACTATTAAGAGTTTTGCCTGCAGCGAAATCAAATTTACCAAGGGCATCCTCAACGCCAAATCCTAATCTTTCAAGTTGTGATTCTGTTCCAGTTTCTATCGCGAGTCCTATTGCTTTCATAACCCGTGGAAGTTCTAAGTCTAAAACAGACGATATCTGAGCCACATTTTCCAGACTTGCCGTTACTACATCTGCGCTAACTCCAAGTTTTAAAGCCTCGTTTGCCGCTGCAGATAAATCGCCTTCAGCTCGCAATCCCTTTTGAGAGACGATGGTCCTATCTATTGCAGCTTTAAGTTCCGGGAACGCATCACCGGACAACGCTTCCACCCTAAACTTCTGCTCTTCTAAATTAACTGCCGCTGATAAGGCTTCTTTACCAAATGCAGCTAAACCCGCCGCCGCAACCGCTGCCCCAAGTCCCCCGATCACAGAACTTAATCCGCTTGCAGCTTCCTCCGTATCACCAAGAGCGTCTGCTGCGTCTTCAGAATCTTTAGCAAGGTTCTCCATTTCATCGGCTGCATCAGCCGCGCTATCTGAAACAGCAAGCCCCGCCGACTCTCCCATCTCTTCAACCTCATTAAGATTTGAGACGGTATCATTCATCTCGTCGTTAAGTTTTGTTATTTCGTCAGCGGCGTTGCCTTCAAATTCTACTTCACCGGTTATTTTTCGTTCGGCCATTATCTCTTACCGAACATTGCTTTAGTTTTTTTGGCTTCGATCTCGTCCCTGATATCCAGAGCGATATTCAAACTTTCTAAATCATCTGGCCCCATCATGGATACTTCCGAGAATGGAATCCCCGATATTATCGGTCTCCAGAACGCCCATTCCCTTTCAACTCGCTTTCGCTGCTTTCGATTGCTTTTTCTTTGTTTTAAATTCTTGGATATCGACCCCTCTAAGAAACCTGGGCAACAAAAGCGCCCATGCCTCCTGATCCTTTGGGGTTATGAGATTGTCCTGGTCAGGTTGAAAATTATGCCCTACCGGCTCCACGCAGTTTTCAAACGCAAGATCGAGATACTTTTCCATATTAAAGGAACTGCGTTTTGTTTCTGCATTCATCTCAGTCGCATCATTCTTCCATCGATTGTGCATTCTCATGCCCGGGTGAGTCAGTTTATACCGCTCCCCGTTTACCTCGACCTCTTCACTATGCCTCGGACTTATCGGCAACTTATCAGACATATTTTTACCGCCTCAGATTAAATTACTGGAACCGGAAGCTGCCCATACTTAATATCGGCAACTCCGAAAAGCCATTCGCTCACGCCCTCTTCAGCTTCAAGAGTCGGGCTAGGTGTTTCTTCGATCCATACCTTAGCGCCGCCTCCGAACATACCGCCTCCGCCTTTCTCCGTAACGGTAGCCGGTAAAATAACGCCCGTTTCATTGAGTAAATACCAGTCTCGATTAGTAGGAGAAAGATTTTTAAGACGAACCTTAATAGTGCCTGCGTTGTTGTTGTTTTTTGAACGAGTTACTTCACCTTTAGCCCCGACCTTTTTCTTGAAACGTTTGGCATCGTCCCTCGCGAACTCAATCATAGAGCCATCAGCGAACCCGGTTGCTCTGCTCCCGAATACAAAGTCTACGTTGTTCGGGTCATAAGATCCTAGAAAATCACCCATTTAATTTCTCCTATGCTGCGAATCCAATAGTGCCATTAATCGTAAGCGTATGAATGGCTCCTTTTGGAACGAGTGTAAATTTTACGTTTGGTAGATTGCGATTGCTTTTGTCAGTGGACGAAATCGACGAGAAAGCAGGAGTCGAGACCTGGAACTGGAAAGCCCCATCGTCTGAATTCTTCGCGTCAGCGGCATCAGAAACGCCGGCCACGTAATCATTCGCCGATACTTCATTCAGAACTCCCCTGACAACGCCTTCGATCTGACCGATGCCCTGGTTATCGAATCCAACTTTATCGTTGTTCGTGAAAAGCAGAATAAGCTCTTCAAGTAGTCGAGAATTAAGAAAGTCCCGACCTCGGATAATGTCGATGAACTCTTTGCCCGTTGTAATGCCTTCGTTCATATAGATACGGCCTCTGGAATCAACGATCGCCTGCCCGTCATCATTTCGAATCGTAGTGAGCTGAGTAGTTGTAAAATCTCCAGCGGTAACGTTGTTAAGCTGTTTCCATTTCCAAGTCACGGAGCCCGGAGTAGTAGGCCCGACTCTGCCGACCCATGCAGCAGCAGGGAACTCAGTAGCTGCCTTGTCATCGATGACATACGCCTCTCTAATATTATTGCGCCCTGTAAGAGCGGTAAGATCCGCAGTATTCCCGACAAATAGTTTTTCATTTGATGCGGCAAAATCCCCCGCTTCCTGAAGAGCTGCCTTTGTGGTTTCTTCGATCAGAATGAAATACCAGGTGTCGTTAGTTGTTCTTAGCGTAGTCAGAGATTCGGTAATAGAGTCATCGGTCGTATCGTCCCCGTCTCTAGAATGAACTACGAAAGTTGGCGGCTTGAGATCCTGGCCTAGAAGCGCATCAGCGATCAGGACTTCTTTGTCGGTTAATTCGTATCCAAGTGTGATCATTTCCGCGCTCGAAGTGAAAGTATTATCACGAGTTGCTGAAACAGTAACAAGGGGAGTCGCTGCAACCGGAGTCACAATACCCGTCCCGCTTCCGGTAGCCGTTCCATTAAGAAGAGGCCCCGCCGTCCCGTCCGCGTTCACAATTGCCGCAACCGCCGAAGCAGTCGCCGTAATTACAGAACCTGAATCAGTCGAGAGCGTAACGTCAATAATATGCGGATCTCCACTCGTGCCTGATCCCGTTACCCCAACTGCAAGAGCCGTATCCGGCGCAGAAGGATCGGTTAATTTGATCTGCTGAAAAACCGTGTTTCGGATTTTAGAGATCCAGAGAATTTCCTTTGTGCTTGCGGCAGCGTCCGTTTTAACGCGGAAAAAGGGAAAGCTTGTGCCTTCGATAAGAGGGATTCCAAAACCCTTCGTTTCAAGGCCCCGGGTCTGAAGTAGAATGTTTATATTTAGATCAATTTCTGCTGTTGGCATGTTTACAATCTCCTATGTAGTCAAAGTCTTAATCGGTATCGACTTTGATTCAGGATCTCCCGGGAGCCCTGTATCAATTTCTAATCCGATGGTATCAATGCTTGAAATTTCTTCAATGAGTTTTGAGACAAAATCCAGCCTCAGACTGAAGCTTACCCGAGGGAGCTGCGTTGTCTCCCTGAGATTGGTTATATTCGTCACGATCTGGCCTAGCAGCCTTGGAACGTATCCGCGAGCCCCGCAAAAGTCCTTCCCTGTCTGAGTTCTGAAGAACTGCCGCGCCTGTTTAATTACGTCAAAAGGGACATCGGGCTTTTTAACGTCAACCGCATGTATATTTATTGTCAACCTATTCCGCTCCGATCGTTTTTTTTCTACTATAGTGTCGTCCCCTACTTTGAACGCGGATTGTTGGATATTCTGATGTGCTCCCTCGACCTCATCGTCTGAAGGGTTCCAGAGAAGAAAGGGGAAATCTGCGGCATTTACCAACTGATCTGATCTTCGATGCTTTATTGTTGACGCTGCTGGAACCTGAGCCCTTACAAAGGTAGTCATTTCCTTCATAACTTCTCTAACCGTGGTCATATCTACCATTACGCAGTCACCTGGGAAGGTTCAAGCTTACAGATTATGTCTATAAACCCGCCTTCAGTTAATCGATCCTCGATCATTTCTACCTGGTAGCGTTTCCCGTTCGCGGCCACGATTATGTCTTTCTTTTTGGCCGTGGTAATAGTCCGGGATTTGAAGACCCTATCCTGAGAGTCAAAAAAACCAGAATCAAACTTCGCCATATCTTCGGCGTTTATGGGGAATTCAGCCGCCTTCTCAGTCGTTCCTACGGATTCAGTTTCAGTGACTTCCCCATCGTCGGCCACTTCGCTTTCAGTAACCGAAATCAGAGTGATATCTTCAATCAGTTCATCGAATAGCTCAGACTCTTCTACGCTTGTTATACTCATACCGATATACTCACGGCGCCCTCTACCCTACCCGAGATAGACTGCACGAGCCGCCCGGTATCTCTGAGAGTCCCCGTAGATCCCTTGATGGCAACCGTAATAGGATGATTAGATGGCTCTATGTCATCCGTAATCCGCTTCTGTATCGAACTAACCATAGAAGAAAGCCCCGCTTTCATAGTCTTCTCAGCGTCACCCTTGCCCGCGATGATCTGATCTATCCCGAACGATATAAACTTGAAAAGATTGTCTATTGCCGTGGGGTCTTTGAATGTATGCGTGATAAATGACCGCTCTGGAATGTTGATAACAGACCCTATAGCCGGAATCATCTTTATTAGATCCTTTCTCCCTGCATCGAGAAGCTTCGCCATGATCGCCTTTCGCATCTTCTCAGACACGATGAACGAAGCCCCGAACTCGTTTGCGCCTGCAATAATGGCCTGCTCTGAATCATCAGGAGCGAGAACGCCCGCTATGATCCTGGATTTCTGAATCTTTTTAAGTTCACTGATTATATCAGGGAGTTTGTTTACGTCCTTTGCCATCAGACATCGACCGCTATCCTTTCGCCGAATCCGAAAAGCTTTATAAGCTGCTCTCTGTAAAGGGTCATGTATGGGCTTGAGCCTTCGCTTCTCACGTTTGCAACAGTCGCTCTCGATACGTCCTTCACACTCGCGGAAGTAGTTTCTTTGAGAATACCAGCTTGGGAAAGTAAGTGCGAGGTCATGTAGCGGTGCATCTTCTCGAAGGCTTTATCGTTAATCCCCACGCCGTCCCCTATAACGATATCCTCGGAATCAGAGATCATCAGGTTTATAGTATCGTCTGAGGTTGAAGCTATTGAAGGAAGGAAATCCCTTACGGTAGCAAGCGTAGTAGCGGCCATTATCCGCTACTCCTTAAATGCCTGTTCGAACCGCGATGGCTGAAGGATGGCGAATCATAGGTCCACCGAACTCTTCAACAACAGAGAACTTCATGTTTCCAAGAAAATCCCTTTCAGGCTCATTGAGGACCATGTCTTCAACCAAGGCGAGCTGTATATTCTCCGGATCGTTATCAACAACCAGAAAAATGTCATCACTGAACGAAGCGCCATTGAACGCATTAAGCATGGCTCTAGATGTCATGATCTGATCAAAGTATGAACCCTGAGTCTGCAACCACTGCGCGAGGGTGATAATCGTTTCAGTCGAGAAGGGCTGCTGTAAGACATTCCACGCAGTCGGGCTGATTATAAGCAATCTTGCCTTAAAGAACCCCGCATTCTCCAGTTGATCCTTTGCTTCTCTAAGGTCAGCTAGAATCTGAGTCGGTGTTGCGGAAGCCCAAGCAGTAGCACTTGTCGAGACTTCGGAAGAAATGCCGGTATGAGTAAGAACTCCGTCGATGCCGTGATCAGAGTCACCATTAAAGACGATACGATCTTCAAGCTCTGCCATGAACCGGCGAGCCGTCTCAATCTTAAGAGTCTCATCATTGATCTGCGGACCTTTGCCGTTTGCATTGGCAGCTTCAAGAGCCTTTAATCTTCGACGATCAAAGCTAAATCCATTCGCTAACGTAAATACCTTCTGGGTGTGACGAACCTTATCGCCGTCAACCATAGGAACGTCAGCTGCACTGGCACCGGCTGCGAGAATCTTTGCCGATCCCTGACGAGAGAATGAATCAAATCCAATCTCCTCAGAACCCGGAGTGAATTCGGTAATAGACTGGAATGCCTTTCTCCCTATAAGCTCGTCTTCTTTTTGCCTATAGAGAATACTCTCGATTTGTCTTAGGTCTTCTTGAGTTAACAAAGAATCCGTTATCATTTTCATTTACCTTTCCTCCAGTTTATACGTCAGCCGTTACGCTGAAATCGCCTTTAAGCAATAATGTCGCTTTACCTACGCCCGTTGTAATCGTGCCCGTAGTTTTCCATTCCGCTCCAGTAATAAGGAACGTTTTACCCGCAACAGCAGTGGTTGCAAATGCACCCGGCCGACCGTCAGTATGACGAACGCGAACCGCGCTTGTGATATCAGTGATAGCCTCTTCAATATCAACCACGATTACACCTCTGATCTGTAAACCTACCGCGTCCTTCGCGTTATACTTGAGGTTGTCAAGATCCGAAGCTTCGGGACTGAATGCAGCAACCCCGAGAAAGGTGTCCGTCCCAGAAGATGGAACGATGACCTGCCCTCCGGAGCTACCCTGAATCAGTGCAGCGCCGAAAGCATTGACGCCCTCGCCTATCTTAGTGATTGCATGAGCAATAGGATCAAACTCTGAGAGCTTGCCTAGTGTTAACGGAGGTGTATCTCTTAGATCCCTCGCACCAATTCCAATCTGATTACCAACATCAAAACCAGCCATTATTCCTTACCTCCGGCAACTTTCTCTCGATTTCTCTCGAATTGATCGAGCCTATTATTTCTAAGTTCAATTATCTTTGCTTCATCCACGATTTCTGTTTTCGGTCCCTTTCTTCTGGAAGGTGCAGAGATCATGCTTCTCTGACGGGCGACTTCAGCAGCAGCCTCATAACGCGCCTCGATCAGATAATCTTTTGAATCAGTCGTGAGCTTCGAGCCGTCTTCCATTGGAAGAATTTCGTTAATCACTTCAATCATCATTTCGTTATTCTTCTTGCCTTCGCTCTTGAAGTCTTTGATAAGCGCTGTTCCAACATCGATGATCTTGGATCGAGACTCTAGGCGTTCGTCCTGAGACTCGGGACTCATGACGGCTTCTAGATTTGCTTTCATCTCTTCGATTACCTGATTAAGTCCGGCGACCTGCGCTTCAAGAGCCACAATCTTCTGTTTCTCCTGCTGAAGCTGCTGAATCGAATCAACAGGCTCTTTGTTCTCTTGAGCTATTTTGAACTCTTCAGTAAGTTCGGCGAGCTTCTGCATGGCAGTTTCTATATCCTGCACATCGGTTTTCTTTTCGGTCTTTTTTCCCATCAAACCAGCGAAGACATTCTTTAGATCGTCCATCTTCTTTAACAGGGCGTCATATTTCGTATTTTTGTTATCTGACATTTTATCAAACTCCTTTTGAACGCTGTCCGTCCTCTGGACGGCAAAATCGTTCTTTGAATCGTTATGTATTGCAACTTCAGATCCGGCTCTACCAGAAGGGCAGATGGCGAGATGATTTATTTTGATATCTCTCTGAGAGCGGTCATATTTAACGCCGTTTAATTCTCCGGGAGTGTTATCTACTCGGGCCATGAAACCGATAGAAACTTCTTTTTTGTCCCCGTCCTCGATCTCTTTGATCAGGCTCGAATCGAAAATAGAACCGGCGCCCTCAAGATGAGAATTATCTTTCACCTCGACTGATAGAACCGTCCCCTTTACCAGACTAGACGAATTGTTCCCGTCCACGAACCCTTCTGGATGCTCATTGGTAATCGGCGCGCCTCGAAGAGAATCGAGAGTGTCGTCTTTGAAAAGCTCTTCGGGTAGCTTGGCTTCCTTGGAAATACTGCCATCGGAATGCAGGTAATCGAGAACGCCCGACTTTGCGAATGTAATTTTATACTTAGCTGGAAATCCTTTTGAGCCATCGATACGTTGTATCGTTCCAAAATCTACCCGTTTCATAGTGTTTTTATGACAAAGCTCGAATAGAAGTCAAGTAAAACGCGCACTTACCCATGCAGGGTAAGCACAATTTTCAAAACGTGGTATTTTAACTGCACGGCTGGAAAACCGTGGTTGACCTGATTGCCGGGCCCAAATTATTTCTAAGGCTGGGGTGTCAATTCACCCCCTCCACAGATCATGACTTCTGCTTTGGACTCTGGACCGCGCGATCTTTCGTCCCCGCCATAATAGAACTATACCAAAAAACCCCCGGCCGTAAAGCCGAGGGCCTAACCTTTAACTAGCGAGGATCTTGCGATCCGTAATGTTCGTGGCCACTGGAAGCACGTGAACAAGATAACCATACCACAAAAAAACCCCGCCATAAAGACGGGGCTTACGTAGGACAGTCTAGCTTTACGCCCTTACCAATAGGGCACTAAACAAGTTTTTCATAGTCGTTCACCTCGACCGACAAAATAACAAGCGCAACGCGCTATCAGAATTATACAATAAAAAACCCCAGCCACAAGGGCTGAGGAGTGCGGCCTTCTTACAGTTCGAAAACAAATAGAGGCCCTATGTTTCCGCATCCGGCACTACACGCGTTGCAGGACTCCTTCACCGCTGCCATTACAATATCAAATAAAAACCCCGCCGTGAAGCGGGGTCATTTCTGAGGGGTCTAGGGGTTACCTAGATTGAATAGCTGCGATCTGCCTTGCCTGATGCTCCGTTTTCCCGTCCTTCATCAGAGCCTGAACATCTTTGCTCAAGTTCTTTTTCTCGGGCTTCGCTTCGACAGTCTCTTCGGCCGCGTCCTCTTTTTTCTTTTTAGCCATTTGATATCTCCTGTTAAATTATTTCTTTTCCACAATTTAGACATTTTCTAGGAATTGCAGAATCACATGTATAGCAGTTATCAATTATATGATTACAATGATCACATCTATCTGGAAAGTTTTCTGGTGGATTCTCTTTAATGATACGATTTATCCGATCCATATCTAGATGGCCTCTTCTAACCTCAATTTCTCCGAATAAACAAGAAGGATCTTTTTCAATATACTCACCATCCTCGCATTCAAAGTATCTAGTTATGGCTGTATTTTCTGTGATCATGCCGTAGCCTGCTCTGCGCCTAGTGCGGGCTCTGCGAAACATCGGCAATTGAAATCAGTCCCGGGAAACAGAGTCCGTCCGTCCGGCGCCGCCCATCCTTTCGACCACGTAAAGAACTTCCCTTCCTGATCCCAATGGGGATTTTCAGCGTCC